AAGTTTGTTCATTTAAAGCAAAAATACGAGACTCGTCATTCGATAAAAACCCATACGTACATATTAAATGAACATCCGCATTCCACTGTGTTCTTGTATCCAAGTAAGACGAAATACTAATATTAACATCGGGTGGAGGTTGTAAAAATCGATATAATTGCATATAATAGTAATTAAAATTAGGCGATACATATGGAAAGTTATTGACTTGATCCAAAACATCACGTATTTGAAACAAATCACTAACAGGACGAAATGTAATATTTATATGTAATTCATTGTATTGTAATGCCACCAATGGAAATGACATTTGATTATTTAAACTAAACCATGAGTTGATTGGTACATATAATATTGAACCACGAATAGAAGGTTCCGCACCAGCAGGGTCTTCAGTATAATATGCATTTGGATATGAATTGACACGTGATCCAGAATTGGCTGGATCATTCAATTCTGGAATGTTTCCAATCATTTTATCGAATAATGCTTTTTTTTCGGCTGGAAAATCACGTTGAACCATCGCTAATAAATAAGAACCAGAGTATTCTTGTAGTGTTTGATTTCCACAAGTAATTGATATTTTGCTTATCATCAATGCACCTAAATTTTGTATCCAACGAAATTCATACGGTGCCCAACCACTATATCCTGTATCACCAGTAATATTCGATAATACTGTATTACCGAGAGGTGGGAAAATTGGACTCCAAATATTAGGTAATGTAATAGAAACATAAGAATCCATTAATAAATCTCCATATCTAGGTATTTTAAAAGTAAAAAACGATTCCTCGTTTAAACGCAATGTTTTTGTACCATCAAAATCAACTCTAAATTTTTGCAAACCAAAATTAGTATATTTAGCATATGTTGTTTTAAAAAATGTTTTAGATGGATTACCATTTAGAATAATATTTTGTTGTCCTTCCGAAACCAAATTCATTAAACCACCTGCCATGTTAGTATAATATGTTTAGTTGTATTATTTGATTGTATATACTATTTGGTTATATTTAATTGTTTATTGTATTAATAATTATATAAATTAATAAATTATTATATAATATATAATAATATATTTACATATTAATATTATTTATACCATACCAATATAAAATGAATATGGCATCAACAATGACTGCTATGAAAGATTCTGCGAAAAATGCTACACAAAAAATGTATAATTTATCTAAACAAATCATGTCGGATCGATCCAATTTGGGAACTACATTAATATGGATAGTAATTATATTATTATTTATTGCATTTGTATCTTATATTCATAATGTAAATAATAGCTTACAATATAAACGATGTGGAACTTCTTGTACTCAGGATAATACCAATTGTAATTTGGCAACTATATATAATAGAAACTCTGAATTTGCTTCAAAAATAACATCCATTAATCCAAATTCGCCACAATGTGATTTTTTTTTAAGAGATTATTATATTCTTACAGCTTTTAATTGTTGTTCAGGAGGCAATTATAAAAATGATTATGTTGGATTATGTAATTTAATTGCTGTAATAAGTCAAGGAGTACGTTGTTTGGATTTCGAAATTTATTCTCTCAATAATCTACCTGTAGTTGGAATATCCTCTATTCCTTTGTATCCTGCGTGTTACAAAGAATCGTATAATAGTATCCCATTTGGAGATGTCATGGCGACAATTCAGAGTTATGCTTATTCAAATTCAACATGTCCAAACCCAACTGATCCTATAATTATGCATCTACGTATTAAAAGTGCAAATTGTACAATGATGAATAATTTAGCTAATATACTTGAAGATTATGATACATTATTATTAGGACCTGCTTTTAGTTATGAATTTAACGGAAATAATTTGGGATCAATGCCATTGTTACTGTTTTCTGGTGTAAGCAATCCATCTAAACAAGGAAAAATCATCATTATCGTCGATCAAATGAATAATGCTATTATAACGGCTATAATGAATTCAAAATTATGGGAATATGTAAATATGGTTAGTGGATCCACATTTATGCAAATTGTACCAAATAGTACATTAGAATCTGAATCTGATTTAAATGATTTTATTCAATATAATATGACAAACATGACAATGGTGATTCCAAATAGTGGAGGTAACCCGTCGAATCCAAATTTTTTATTGTCTCAATTATCGGGTTGTCAAATGTGTGCAATGCGTTGGCAACTACCAGATATTAATCTACAATTATGCACTACATCGTGTATTTCAACATCAATAGATCCATCTACCAATACAAATCCAAGTGGTATCAATACATGTTTTAATCAAGTAGGTTTTGCTTTTGTATTAAAACCATCTAATTTACGTTATATACCAACAACATACGATATTTCTGCTGCAGATCCATCTTATTCGTACTATCCAAATATTAATAGTTATCCATTTTCTAATTCAACTATAACTTATGTTGGATAAACTATAAAATACAAACTATAAAATACAAAACTATAAAAATTTAATATTGATATATTATAACTATAAACTATATCAATATTTCGATTCGATTTACATATAAAATGAGTAAAAAAAAAACAATAGTAAAATGCGATAAAAATATAAGTTTTGTGGATTGTGAAATGAGTATATTACGTTTAGCCGTAGATAAAGCAGAAGAGAACATTGGAAAACGTATAGTTTCTTCACCTGAAATAAAATCTACCATTGATATTGTAGAGAATTTCATTAAAAAGAAAAATCTCATTTGTTACGGAGGAACAGCAATTAATAACATATTACCAAAGCAAGACCAATTTTATAATAAAGAAGTGGAAATACCCGATTATGATTTTTTTTCTTCCAATGCTCTTGAAGATGCGAAAGAATTGGCTGATTTATATTATAAAAATGGTTTCACCGATGTTGAAGCGAAATCAGGACAGCATCACGGTACTTATAAAGTATTTGTCAATTTCATTCCTATTGCGGATATTACCTATCTACCAAAGGAAATATTTCAATCCATTAAAAAAGAATCTATTCGTGTAGCCGGAATATTATATGCACCACCCAATTATTTAAGAATGGGTATGTTTTTAGAATTATCTAGACCCGCAGGAGACATTGGACGATGGGAAAAAGTGTTGAAACGAATTACGCTACTAAATAAACATTATCCACTTACTAGTAAAAACTGTGATGAAATCGATTTTCAGAGAGAATTTGAAAATGAAAACGGAGATCAAATATACGAAACAGTGAAAAATACACTTATTAACCAAGGAGTTGTTTTTTTTGGCGGTTTCGCAGTTTCCCTGTATTCAAAATATATGCCAAAGAATTTACAAAAACAATTGAAACGTATTCCTGATTTTGATGTTTTGTCGCAAGATCCTGAAACAACTGCAGAAATAATAAAAGAAAGATTAAAAGATATTAATATAAAAAATGTTAAAATAATTCGTCATGATGCTATAGGAGATATAATACCATTAGCTTATGAAATCATAGTTGATCAAGATACTATTGCGTTTATTTATAAACCAATTGCATGTCATAGTTATAATGAAATAAAATATAAAAATAATCAGTTGCGGATTGCTACCATTGATACAATGATGACTTTCTATTTGGCGTTTTTGTATGCTAATAAACCATATTATGATATTGATCGAATTTTATGTATGGCAAAGTTTTTGTTTGAAGTACAACAAAAAAATAGATTGGAACAGAAAGGACTACTTAAACGTTTTAGTATTGAATGTTATGGACATCAGGATACAGTTGAAGAGATGCGTGCAGAAAAAGCAAAAAAATTTACCGAATTAAAAAATAATCGAGGAAGTCGTGAATTTGAGGAATGGTTTTTAGTGTATCGACCTGTTGGTAATCTTGATGATGATAACAAACATGATAACAAACAAGATAACAAACATGATAACAAACATGATAACAAACAAGATAACAAACAAGATACTAAAGTATTAAATATCGATACCAGACAGTTGAAACCCGGAAACAAAACACAAAAAAACACACACGTATTCAAAAGTCGCTATTTTAAGGTGATTAAATCGAAAAATAAACACATCAATAAAAGGACAAAACGCCGTGGAAAAAGACGATCACGTAAATATTTCTTTTTCTAATCAACGTATTTTCATATTGTAATTTATTACGGTGTATGATAACAAAATATTTTTGTTTATAATATAATTATTTTATTATAAACAGAATTAAACAAATTAAAGATAAAGATATACTTTTTATATATAGTATTATATAACACGAATAATATGAAAGTTAAATCTACAACCTTTGCTAATGATGACACCGAACATTCAACCCCTATCATTGTTGAAAAAGAAATGTCGGCGAGAGATGCTGTTCGTGAATTTGTTCAAAATCACAGTATATACACATTTGGAGGACTACAAGGTGAAAACATAATAGAGGCAATAGTAAATGGTTTTTTTTTATTTAATTCACGTGAAAACAAATACATGTTAAATAGTAAAGCTGAATTGTTACAATATTGTAAGGATAATACTGTGTCACTTGAAGAAAAAATGTATTTCTGGGATATTTTTCTCTTTAACCAAAGACCCAAATTTTTAACTTCGGATGAACACGATTATATCAGAGATTGTGGGGACCTTGATGGTTATGTTGAAAAGAAACAGGTGGTTAGTTGTGGTGGTGGTAGTGGTAGAAGAGTTCCAAGTGGATTCGTAAAACCATCCTCTATCAGTCATGAACTTGCTGTGTTTTTAGGCAAACCCGCTGGAACTAAAATGGCACGTACCGATGTTAGCAAGGAAATTAATACATACATCCGGGTCCATGGTCTTCAAGATCCGTTTAATGGTCGCAAAATCAATCCCGACGAAAAGCTTAGAAAGCTTCTTGGAGTAAGTCCTAATGACGAACTAACTTATTTCAACCTCCAAAAATACATGAGCCGCCATTTTTATAAAGAAGCCTAAAAATTCACAATGTTCAATACCTTGTTGCAAAAATAGTAGATACATCCAAACAAAACACTTATTGTCAAATAACCTTTTATGTTGTAGTTACCATCGTTGAAAAACAAAAATGGTATATACAAGAACAAGTATTTTTTGAATATAGGCAATTGGAAAATAAAAAACAAAATGGCTAATAACAACGGTGTTTGTATTTCATCATATAAATTATCCAATGAACTTGAAAAATTGGCTTTTTTATTATGCTCCTCAATTATTTCATTGGTGGATTGATTCATTTGTTGCATTTTTTGAATATAATCTTCTTGCATTTGACCTGGATTTGGTTGTGGAATAAAATTAGGTTGAATTTGTGCATCATTGGTAATTGCTTCTGTTGTTCGCGGAATATCTCTCGATGGAAGTTGTGTTAAACCATTGACACTCGCTTTTTGTAGTCCATTCACAATTTGATTGATAGTGGTTTGATCTAATGAAAAATTGTTATTATTACCTTGGGATAGATTCGCTTGTTGTGGTTGTGGTTGTTGTTGTGATTGTGACGGAGGTAGCATTTGTCCTTGCATTTGTTGATTATTTTCTTGAATTGTCATTGATATATTACCGTTTAACCCACCCCCGGTCGGATCAGATGGTAAATCAGAAATACTAGTTGTAGAATTATTCATAATATGTATATAATATATTACATAGAATGATTGATTAGTATAATT